GATGTCAACGGTTCTGATCCGCGTTCACACGCCCAGATTATGATCGGCAAGATTGAGAGCATCTTGCAGGGCAAGGCTGACAGCGACATCGGCAGCTATAGCATCGCTGGCCGCTCTCTGACAAAGATGAGTTTTGCTGAATTGCTGGATGCCCGCGACAAATACAAAGCAGAATTTACGCAAGAACTTGTCAAATCGCGTCTAGAAACTGGCAAGCCAAGTGGATCAACCGTCAAAGTGAGGTTCGCCTGATGGGATTGCTGAGTTTCTTCAAGCGCACCAAGTCTGCCCCGGCCAAGCGAGATTATCTGGCCGCATCCAAGGGTCGGCTTTATATGGACTTCAAAGGCAGCAATAAGTCTGCCGATGCTGAAATCCGTTGGTCATTGCGTGATCTGCGCAACCGATCCCGTGATCTGGAACGCAACAATGAGTATGCCCGTCGCTACTTGCAGTTGCTGCAAACCAACATCGTCGGAGAAAGCGGTTTCCGTCTGCAATTGAAGGGCCGCAACATCGACGGCACGATTGACATGGCTGGCAACAACATCATCGAGGCTGCGTGGGAAGACTTCTGCCGCCTTGGTGGGCCGACGGTTGATGGCAAGATGTCGATGACCGACCTATCGAACCATGTCATTCGCGGTATGGCCCGCGATGGCGAGGTCTTCTTGCACATCGTCAACAAAAACTATCTGCGGCACGGAATTGGCGTTCAGATCATTGAGCCCGACCGCGTTGACGATCAGATGAACGAGACGCTGCGCGATGGCAATCAGGTGCGCATGGGCATCGAACTGGATTCATCCACGCGCCGTGTCGCGGCCTACCATGTGCTGGTGAACAACCCCGGCGACTATGATTACGCGACCACAACCACTGGCACATTCCGTCAACGGATTCCGGCTGATAGAGTGCTGCACGTTTACGTTCAGGAACGGGCCGATCAGACACGGGGTGTGCCGTGGACTGTGACGGCGATGCCAGCGTTGAAGATGCTGCACGGCTATCGTGAGGCGGAACTGGTCGCGGCTCGCGTTGGAGCGGCTAAGATGGGCTTCTTCACCTCGCCCGCTGGCGACGGCTTCACCGCAGATGGATATGAAGACACCTTCACGCCGCTTTATGACGCAGAGGCTGGCACGTTCCACCAGCTTCCGGCGGGCGTTGACTTCAAAGCATTCGATCCGACGCATCCGACAACGGCGTTTGCGGATTTTGAGAAGGCCATCTTGCGCGGAATCGCTGGTGGTTTGGGCGTCAGCTATACGGCAATTGCCAACGACCTTGAGGGAACCAGCTATTCGTCAATCCGCCAAGGTGCGCTGGAAGAACGCGACTTCTACAAGACGCAGCAGCGTTTTATGATCGAACACTTTATTGACCCGATGTTCCGCATTTGGATGCGTCATGTCATGGACTTTGCCCTGATTCCGATTAACGGGCCGGGGAAGTTCGAGAAGTTCGCCTTGGGCATTTCTTGGCGGGCGCGTGGCTTCCAGTGGGTTGACCCGCTGAAAGAGATCAACGCGGCGGTGGTCGGCCTGCAAAACGGCATCATCAGCCACACCGACATTGCAGCCACCTATGGCCGCGATGCTGAAGAGACGTTTGCGCAAATCCAGCGCGACAAAGAGATGGCTAAGATATTTGGCCTGACGATGGCTTATGAGCCATTCGGAAACAAGGCTCCTGTGCCTGCGACTGTGGATGGTGAAAATGCCGTATAAAAACGAACACGCTGCCCGCATTCGTGATCCGCGTCAGTATGATGCTTTGCGCCGCCGGAATGATGCTGGTGGTAAAGGCGTTGACTTTATCTTTGGCATTAAGGATGGGACCAGTGAAATCCAAGCCATTCGGTTTCGGTCTGATACCTTTACGGTGACACAGGCTAAGGCATGGTTGAAGCGTAACAACTTTGAGCCTATTGAGTTTGAGCCTGCGGCTGATGATGAACGCTCTATGCAAGCTGGCGAAGAATTTGATACAATCGCCAAAGATATGGAGGATGCTGCTGTGCTTGATGATCAGATAGAAGGCACTGTTGTTGATGCTGAAGCGGAAATCGCTGAAGAAATTGATGACATTGAAGATGAAATGACCTCTGAGCGGTATTCCCGTGATGGCCTTGAAGTTCGCGCCATGCACATGGACGATCAGGTTGTTGACGCGGGCAAGCGCCGGGTGAAGGTTGCTGTGTCTTCGGAAGAGCCTGTTGAACGCAGCTTCGGAATTGAAATTCTCGACCACAAGCCCGGCAGCATTGACCTGTCGTTCTTGAACTCTGGTCGAGCGCCTCTGCTGTTGGATCACGATCCGACCCAGCAGATCGGCGTTGTGGAATCAGTCACCTTGGATGGCTCGGCACGGCGTCTCCGTGCGACTGTTCGGTTCGGAAAGAACGGACTCGCCAAAGATGTGTTTGATGATGTTGAAGATGGCATCCGGGGTAATATCTCGGTCGGCTATCAGATCAACAAACTCGAAAAGGAAGGCAAGGAGACATTCCGCGCCGTTTCTTGGATGCCTATGGAAGTTTCCATCGTGTCTATCCCCGCCGACAGGACAGTCGGCGTTGGCAGATCGGCGGCTGACAACCTGACCACCACCGTAAACGCAACACCTATAAAGGAGGCCACAATGGCTGATTTTGATATGGATGCGGTCAAGGCTGAAGCCGCCCGCACCGCCTCGAAGGAAACTGCGGAGATGTTCCGTCTCGCCGCAGCCCACAACAAGCGTGAACTGGCTGACAAAGCTGTGGCCGCTGGCCGCTCTCTGGCAGAGTTCCGTGGCGAACTTCTGGAAGCCATCGGCAACAAGCCTTTGGACACTCAGGACGTTGGCCTGACCAGCAAGGAAGTCCGCAAGTTCTCCCTGATGACCGCGATTCGTGCGATGGCTAACCCCACCGACCGCCGCGCTCAGGAAGAAGCCCGCTTCGAGTTTGAAGCTTCGGCTGCGGCTCAACGCGCAAACGGCACTGAGGCTCGTGGTCTGATGATCCCGACCGACGTTCTGCGCACTTGGTCCAAGCGCGACCTGAACACCACTGACGATTCGGCGCTGGTTGCGCAGAATTACCGTGGTGGCGACTTCATCGACGTTCTGCGCAACGCATCCTCGGTGATGCAAGCTGGTTCGACGATGCTGTCTGGTCTGAAGGGTAACATCACCATTCCCAAGAAAACGGCAGCTTCTTCGGCTGGCTGGATTTCGTCGGAAGGCGGGGCTGCTTCGGAATCTGAGTTCACCGATGGTTCGGTGACGATGACCCCGCGCACTCTCGGTGCTTTCACCGATCTGACCCGCTTGATGATGATGCAGTCTTCGCTCGATATTGAAGCTTTGGTTCGTGACGATCTGTCCCGTGCTATTGCTTTGGCTATCGACTTGGGCGCTCTGCAAGGCTCCGGCTCTTCGGGCCAGCCCACGGGCATCAAGAACGTCTCCGGCGTTAACAAGCCTTCTTCTTTCGCTGCGGTCAACCCGACCTTCGCTGAAGTTGTGGCTTTGGAAACCTATGTCGCCGAAGACAACGCTCTGTTGGGCAACCTCGCATACATCCTCCCCGCTGGTATGTATGGTGCGTTGAAGACCACCGCCAAGGCTTCCGGCCAAGGTCTGTTTGTGGTTGAGCAGCCCGGCAACACGATCAACGGCTACCGTGCGATTGTGTCGAACCAAGTCACCTCTGGCGACTTGTTCTTCGGCAACTTCGCCGATCTGCTGATCGGTATGTATGGTGGCCTCGACATCTTGGTCGACCCCTACAGCACCGCCTCTTCGGGCAACGTGCGCATCCGCGCATTGCAGACCGTCGATGTGGCTGTCCGCAATGCCGTGTCGTTTGCCTACAACAACGACGGCGTGTAATGATGAAATGGAATGGGGGCGGCGTAGGTCGCCCCCAATCTCAACAGGGGGTTAAGATGTCTTATCTGGTTCTCAAGGGATGTGTTGCTGGCGGTGAATCTCGCTCCGTTGGCGATGTTATCGAACTGACTGAGCAGGAAGGCAAAAGCCTCACGGCAATGGGCCGTGTTCAGGAAGTTACAGTTACCAAGGAAGCGCCTGCTGACCGCAGCGTGGCATTGGAAACTAGCGATGCGCCAAAACTGACAACGCGCAAGAAGGTTTGATATGGCAATCCCGTTTGCCGCCGATCTAGCGGCCATCTTCAATGTCAATGAGTTTGCGGCTGCGGTCACTTACAGTGGCGGCACGATCAACGGCATCTTTGACAATGACACCGTTCCTGTCTCGGCAGGCGGGTTTGTTACGGTTCACCAAGAGCAGCCACGGCTGACCTGTCGCACAGTTGATATGCCTTCCATTGCCGAAGACCAGAGCATGGTTATCGGTGGCGTGACCTATAAGGTCCGTGCGTGGATACACGACGGCACTGGGTCAACATCCGTTCAATTGGAGAAGCAATAATGTCGCACGTTCGCCAGCAAATCCGCGACAGGATTGCCACCATATTGACCAGCGGGGTGACCTTGGTTTCCAGCCGGGTCTACAAGACGCGAGTTTATCCGCTGTCACAGGCAAAGCTTCCTGCTGTCACGGTCTATGTCGGCGCTGAATCGTCTATCCTTATGACGATGGGCGTTAAGACATTGATGCGTGATCTGGAAGTGTCCATTGACGTATATGAGAACGCGAATGCTTCGCTTGATGACAACTTGGATGCCATCGCGGTGCAGATCGAAGAAACCATTGGTGCGGACTTCACACTCAATGGTCTTGCAAAGCAATCGGTGCTAACATCGACCAGCATCGACTTTTCTGGTGAAACTGAACAACCCGTCGGGATCGCCAGATTGACGTTTACCATTCGGTATATAACCAGCGTCGATGACGTAGAATCGGCCAGATAAGGAGGCTCCTATGGCTACTCACTCAGGCGTTGAAGGGACCGTCAAGGTCGGCGCTAACGCAATCGCAGAAATACGTTCGTTCTCAGTAGAAGAGACGGGCGACACCATTGATGATAGCACGATGGGCGATACTGCCCGCACCTACATCGCTGGTTTGAAAACCTACACGGCATCAATTGATTGCCTGTGGGACGAAACTAACACCACTGGTCAAGGTGCTATGACTGTCGGTGCGACGGTTACGCTCAACCTGTACCCCGAAGGCGCAACCGCTGGTGACATCTATTATACCGGGTCGGCCATCGTAACGGGTCGCACGATCACGGCGTCCTATGACGGCTTGGTCGAGATGTCGATTACTTGCCAAGGTTCTGGCGCTCTGACGCAATCGACGGCTGTATAATGAGCATCGCCAAGCGCATCGCAGCCAATCGTGCCGCCCAGCCGCGTGGTTTTGTTGATGTTGAAGAATGGGGCGAAGGGGGCAAACCTCTTCGCCTGTTCTTCACACAGGTCAACGCCCGTGACATCGAAAAGGTGCAGCGCAAATACAAGGATTTCCTTGTGTCTTCATCGCTCGGTGGCATGGTAGAAATGATCATCGAAAAGTGCGAAGACGAAAAGGGAACCAGCGCGTTCACCTTGGAAGACAAGCCGATCTTGATGAGCGAACCACCGTTGCTGATCGCCCGCGTTTTCAATTCTGTCTTCAATGCGGAATCATCTGAGGATCACGCAAAAAACTGAGGAGCAACCCATTTAGGCTCAACGTGATAGCACTGGCTGACAGGTTGGGCCGCACCATCGCGGAGATTGAGAATATCTCGCTCGATGAGTATAATGAGTGGGTTGCCTACTTCATGGTCTTGGAAGAGCGAGAGAAAAAATGAGCGAAAGACTTCTCTTCGAACTCAAGGCGGTAGATAACGCCACCGCTCCCCTACGCCAAGTTCAGAATGAACTTCAGCGAACGGCTGGTGTTGCTGGCTCTGCAACAAAAGACTTCCGTAAATTTGCACTTGGTGGCTTGCAGCAAGCAGGCTTCCAAGTTGGTGACTTTGCTGTTCAGTTGGCAAACGGCACAAATCAGATGCAGGCAATGGGCCAGCAGTTGCCTCAACTTCTGCAAATCTTTGGCCCGATTGGTTCAGCAGTTGGTGCTGCGGTTGCAGTTTTTGCTGCATATTCGGTTATTATGGAAAAGACTTCTGGCAGTGCAACAAATCTTTCTGCTGCACTTACAGATTTGAATGGAATTAGCAAAGGCTTATCCTCAGAAATGGATATGCTGCGCTTTGGTGTTGATACTGAAGCTGAAGCTGCTGCCCTTCGGGAGATCAGCAGGCTTCAAGATCAAATGGCAAAAAAGAGACAAGAATACAGAGACACAGATAGCTTAGGGACACGACAGCGGCTATTTGAAGAAATTGGAGCATTGCAGAAAGAGTCTGCAACCTTTGAGTTGATAGTTGCTGAAATAGACAAAAAGCGGGCTGCTTTGGCTCAAGCAAAGCAAGTTCAAGAAGGCTTGCTTGCCGTTCAAATGGCATATTACACAAATATTGGAAATGCAGAGGAGAAGCGTTTAAAAGTTGCAAGTGATATTGAAGCGCAAATGCTTGCCATTCAAATGGCAAACTATACGGCTATGGGGAATGCTGAACGTGAGCGTTTGCAAATTGGAGACGATATCTATGAGCAAATGATCGCGATTCAGAACGCAAACTACAAATACATAGAATCACAGAAGCTTTCGATTGGATATCTGATTCAGCAATATTCGCTTTATGGTCAGATTGCTGTGGGGGCGAAGGCAATTGCTGAAGCTTCACAGAACACTAAATACTACAAACTTGGAACATTAAATGAAGGCATGATGGGCCGTGCCGGGGCCAAAGGGCAAGGCGAGGCTATCAACTATTCCTTTGAAGAGCCGAACAACACTAGCGGTGGTTCCAAAGAAGACCCGCTGAAAACCCTGCGTGAGCAGCTTGCACTTGAGACGGAATTGCTTGGCAAGACCGAAGCCCAGCAAAGGGTAATTCAGGCGCTGGGCATTGATTGGAAGAAATACGGCGCAACGACGTATGAAGGTCTGACGCAACAGATCGAACAGATGAACGAAATGAAC